ACTGATTTCGGGAGCGCGCAAAACAGCCGAGGTTTTGCGAACTTTCCGTTGCGGTTTTACCGCTTTCAGTCAATCACGCAACCACCTTGCAACGCGTGAGAACAGTCTGCTTGACGCCGTTCCGTTCGTTGTGAGCTTTGATTGTGGCCTTGAGTGTCATGTGCTCTTGAAGCTCAATGGGGCGAGACGCATACCAGATAAAGACGTTTCCCGCTTCGTCAGCGAACTTATAAAGATAGGTCGTACCGAAGTCGTTATACCATGAGGTGAGAAGCACTGCAGCGGTCAGGTCGAGGGTCAGACGAGTACCCACTTCGCCAACATACGCCGAAGTATTTTCCGTGTTTGCTCTCTGCTCTTCCCGTGCTTTGCGCTCCATATAATGCTCATACGCGAGAGGCATGTACGCCAGTCTGCCGACCTGCTTAGCCGTTACATATTCGCCCTTAGCAAATACAGAGCAGTTACGCTCAAGGTCACTCGCGGAGTCAAAGTCAATATCAAGCAGCCAGCTATTGATAAGCTCGGCCTGCGACATTGCTTTGTCAGAGACAGCTACTTGCTCGCGGAGCTTATCAAGAACAACTTCTCGCGTGCTATCCTGCTCGTCGCTTTTGCGGTAGCCATATTCCTGAATTGCATCATAAGCGCAGGCGAGAATCTGGTGCACCTCAAACATTTGCGCGCCTCGGCGAGTATTCCAGTCAGCCATAGAGCAATCAAGGTCCTCTGGAAAGAGGTCTCTCACTTCGGCCCAGAGAGCGGCAGCTGCCGGGCTGATTCCGGTGTAGTCATGCAGGCAAGCACGTCCGACCTGCCGAGTCTCGCCCTCGGCGTTCTCAATGAAGAAGGTAACGGTGCGCTGGCGATTCGTATTGCAATGGTCGCAATGAGGAGTGGCTGTAAACCACTCAGCACGGGCTTTCTGCTTACCGAAGCAGCTTACGACATTTCCCTTGTCCCCGTGCTCGACCTTAGCGAGAACAGTCCAGCCGTTCGCCTTGATAAGCTCTTCGCAAGCAATATCAAAATCAACGGCAGCGACCTTGTAGGAGCCGGCTTTGTGAGAGAAGTCGTCGAAGACGTTAACCGTTTCGGGGTGTTCGTCGGAAACGGTGTAAGAGAACGGAACATTATATCGGGTAGCCTTTTTAGCGAGCTTATCAAGGCGCTTGCTGACTTCCTCAGCCTTATCTGCGTAAACAGTAAAAATCATAATCGGTACCTCCTTAGGGTTTACTTTCTTGCCTGAATGCGATATAATATATGAACACTCTCGAGCTCAGCCGGTCTTGCGGCCGGCCAAGCTCTCGAGCGGACGAGGTTAGTCGTCAGTTACGTATTCAAGGTACTCAGTGTCGGACGCGAAGAGCATGTACTCTCCGTTTACCAAGCCCATGAATCCGTAGTCGGTGTGGTAGCCGTCCATGATTGACCTCCTTTCTGAGCTCTCGTTGCTGGAACAACGGGGGCTCTTTTATTTGTCAAGGTTTTCCCCTTGACAATTATTATTTTACCGTGTTTAGTAAGAAAAGGGAGCGCGCAAAACTGCCGAGATTCTGCGAACTTTTCATTGCAGTTCTACCGCAAATAGTAAAAAGCCGGAGCCGTCCCACGAAGGAACGACTCCGGCCTTATCTCTTAGACGAGCTGATTTACTTTTTTCTGTACGGCGGCGTAGTCATACCCCGCAGCTTCAAGCCGCTTCTTACGCTCTGCGCCGTTGCCCCACTTGCCTTGCAGGACTTCTCTGGCAAGCTCGTCGACCGATTTACCGGCACACGCAGCCGAGCCCTGCTCGGTAGTGATGAAGGCCGAGAAGCCTGCCGCCTGCAGCTTCTTCAACGTAGCCTCCGCATTCGCTTTGACCTTGAATGCGCCGACCTGAATCTTGTAGAGGTCTCCGACCTTCACCATATAGGTATCAAAGCCTTTCGCCTTGACCTTAGCCAGCATGGCGTCTGCGTTTGCCTTGACCTTAAAGGCGCCCGTCTGGACGCGATACAAGCTCCCAGACGGCTTTTCAGGCTCGGGCTTGATATTCGTACTCCCGAGACGTTTGTTGACCTCAGAGGCAATCTGAGCGTGCCGTTCGTAGAGATATGTACCGGGGCAGCTCTTATTTGCAAACCACCGGTGCACGGTCATGTTCTGCTTGTCCGGCTGACCGATAAGAGACTTGTCGGCCTTCCACTTGAGCTCCTTGATACCGTTGCGCTTGCAAATATCGACGAGCAAGTCGATAAGCGCAGCATAGGCCTTATCCGTAACGGCGTAAGGCTCTTTGGTGTCGCAGGCGACCTCAATCGTAATTGCGCGGTTGTCGTTCGCCGCGTTCGAGGAGCACCACGAGCGGTCTTTCTCCTCGACATACATACCGATACGGCCGTCATACCCGATACCGTAGTTGCTGGACGCCTGCCGGGAAGCAGGCGCAAACACGTTGCCGAGGGTCTCGACCGAGCATTGACCGACCACGCAATGGATAGTTACGGTATCGATTTTGTGGTTGCGAGGGCTCGACTTATTCGGCGAGATTTTCGTATAGTTTACGAGCGGGCTGTTACTCATTTTCAGTACCTCCTTCTGTCTTAGTATTCAGGATAGCCACGAACTTAGTAAAGGCCTCCTTGATGTACTTGCAAGCTACGAGCAGCACGGCGCCGATAATAATGAGGTCCGCGAAGAGGTCGGAATATTCCTCAGGAATCGACCAGCCGACTTGATTTGCGAACAAGGGCAGAGTCGTGATTGCGGTGCAAAGCAGCGTCAGCCCGACTACGAAGGTCAGAATCTTAAGACCGCTCGCAATGAGTTTGTCCTTGTCAAAAGACTCATGCAGAATCTTGATGTTGTACCAGAGCGAGAAGGCGACATTCGCGAGGTACGCGGCGAGGAAGATAAGCATGGCCCAGCCGATGTTGATAAGGTTTTGCAGTACGCTTTCTAACATGTTTTTAGTCCTCCTTTGAATCATTGTATATATCAGGCCCGTACTTCTTACGGAGCTTGATTCGGTTTTCGGCTTTCGCCTTACTGTAGTAGAAGCCGGTCGCGGTAGCGAGCTCGGCAAAGATGGCGGGGATAAGGTACGCAAGCGGCGAAGTGTCGCCGGTTTTCCAAACGACGGCCAAAGTAAAGACCGTTACGATACCCGTAGCGGTCCCGACGATGGCGATTATGATTTTGGAAAACTCTCGTTTCTTAGCTCTCATCAGGCGGCGATACCGGCAGCTCCAAGAACTTGTTATGGAGGTCGTCCATAACGCCGTTCACGCCGAGAGAGTGATACTGCTTCCAGCAGTTCTCGAAGTTCTCCCGGGCGTAGATAGGGGCGAAGCCACGCTCCTCCCACTTGTTGTAGTCGCTAATCATCTGCGACCTGAGCAAGGCCTGCAGTCCCGCCTTTACTGCGGCCGTGTCCAAAGCGTTCTTCTTGACGAGGGAGTGCAGGTACTTGAAGACTGCGCCGATGAGCGCGGGAACGCCCAGAAGGCAGAGCCATTGATAAACCGTCATTCAGTAACCTCCTCCCAGCCGTAAACGCCGGGCTCCCACACATTGTTTGCGGTCGTACTTACCCAGTGCTTACCGTTGTGCGATACCTTATCGCCGAGACCGTAGGCGTCAGTCGCGCCGAGGGGCTGAGACCATTCGGGGTACTCGGCCGTAGGGTCTCCGATTTCCTTCCAGAGGCTCGGGGCGCTCGCCGGCGTCCAGCTCTCCTGAGAGGTGTGCGCCTGCAAGCAGCGGTAGAGTTTACCCTCATGCGCGCAGATAGCTTTCTCGGCGTAGCTTACCGGATAGGCCCACGCGTTGAACTGCTCGGCATGTTCCGTGAGAGTCGCGTCGTCGAGCTGCTCGGTCTCCGCCATCTTGACAAAGATAATATTCGCAAGCTCAGGAGCCTGCGCCTTTGCAAGGGCAGTCAGATTCGCCTCGGTCGTGTAGAACTCGCCCGCGTGGTAGAAGTAGAAGCCCGCAACGACTTCCGCGGGAACGCTCTCGACCTCAACAAGGGTATGACCGTCGCAAAGATACCCGACCCGCTCGATGGGCCAGAAGGTGTTGGAGTCGTTCGAGTAAATCGCGTCGGCTTTGTCCTGCTCGCTGAGAACGACGACGCCGTTTGCCTGCCTGCGAACGTAACAGGGGTGCTCGCAGATTTCGACAATGAGATTTGCCGAGTTTGTGATTAAGTACATAGCGCTTTCCTCCATTCGATTTTATTGTTCGGGTGGAATCCGAACAGCTTCTTAAAATATAGGTCCATGCGCTCGACGGCATGGAAGCTGTTTCCTCGCTTCATGTGTCCGCGCCAGCTCTCATAGGCGCTGCAAATATCAGAGAGCGGAAATACGCGCCGGATGAACTTGCCGGAGATTTTCACGACTCTGCCCTCGATATTCCAGCGCTTGAACTTCTTGAGCTTACGCCGGATTTTCTTAATACTCTCAAAGCTCATTTTGCGAAGGACTTTCCCGGTCTCTGTCAGCTTGAAGCGGATTTGCAGGAACTTGAAGCCCCCGCTGAGCTTCTTGATTTTTGTTTTCTTCGTATTAAGAATAATGCCGAGAGAATCACAGACCTCTTTCATGCGAGTAAGACACTCTTTGAGGTATTCCTTGTTCGGGTGAATCAAATAGCCGTCGTCCATATATCTGGCGTAGCCTTTAATGCCGAGCTTTTCCTTGATGAAGTGGTCGAGCTTATTCGGCAGCATAAGAGCGGCAGTCTGCGAGATTTGACTTCCGAGCCCGTAACCGATGGGACCGAAGTTATCGAGGCACTCATTCGCGAGAGACCTGATTCTCACATCATGCACGCGCCTTGCCAGCTCACGACTGACCGGCCAATGCTGCGCGTTGGCGAAGTAGTTGGAGAAGTCGAAGAGAAGAACATAGCCCTCCCGCCCGTACTTCCTGTAATGCCTTTGCAGGTGGCAGGAGAGGCGGTTGAGGGCGAAGTCGATTCCCTTGTTTTCGGTACTCGCGCCATTGTCGTAGATGAACGACGGTTTTAAGGTCGGGTTGATGACCTTATCACAGAGCGTTCTCTGCACGACGCGCTCGCTGATATGAATGCTCCTGATGTGCCGCATTTTCCCTCGGTCATAGAGGTCGAACTCGATAAAGCCTCGGCTCTTATACGTCCCGTCAAGAAGCGCGCGGCGCGTTGCGGCCGTATTCGTTACGAGGTTGAAGCGGTAAGTCTGCGTGGAGCTTTTCCAGCTAACGCCGCGGCAGCAGATATGCCCGGCCTGATATAGATTTTCATAAGAAAAGACGTCCTCGAAGTCTCCGCAGGATTTGCTGAGAGCGAGGCGTCTTTCTTGCCGTTTCTTGACTCGCCTCTGATAGCGAGCCTCGTGTCTTTCTTCGCTTGTCATTAAAAATTGTCCCCTTTGTACAGTGTTGCAGGATTTCACGCGTAAAAGTAACTGCATAGTAGTACCGCCCATGAAACACGGTCCGCGTAAACCGTGCCATGCAAGCAGCGTCCGAGCGACTACATCAAAGGAGTGTTTTAGCCAAAAGGCAGGGTACGAGTCATCCTTCCATAAAGGTACTGATTTCAGCAGGAGGCGCATGCGTCTACTGCTTACTACGTCGGACCTGATTCCTTATGGAATCCGAAGCAAACGCCGTTGGTGTTGCTGGCGTTGTTATTGTTCGCGTTGCCGTTGCTGTTCACATTGCAGAAGTTGTTGGAGTTGCTCCCATTAGGAGAACGCTCCCACCAATTGTTCGCAGGACAAGACAACAGTATCATGACAGGACCCGTATATCGGTTAGGGCAGATTCTTGAATCGCTCCTTATCCGATTTCTTTACGCCGGAAATTAGCTTAGCTTCCTCACTGATGAGTGAAGCCCACTCCTCGAGAGAATTATCGAGCCAGCGCAGCTTTTCAGGATTCTGCTTGAGAAGGTCCGCCATAATTCCGAGCTGACCGATAAGCGCCTGAAGCGTGGCGTTTGCCTCGATAAGATGGTCTCGCCGAAGCTGGGCCTCGTGCTGATTTCCGGGAAAAACGCTGTTCGCCATTTTGACCTCGTTGTAGACGGTATCGGCGAGAGCGCTTAGCTCCTGAGCTCCGTAGAAGGTGTACCTCTTCGGCATTTTCAGGCAGCATTTTCTTGTATGCACGGCGAGCTTGCGTGCGGTCTCTACGAACTGGACCGAGCTGTCTCCTCGCAGTGCTTTGTAAACTGACATAGTTAGCTTTTACCTCCTACCGGGGCCACAAGGGCCCCGGATTGACTAAAGATAGTAGATTAAACACAGAAGCCGAAGCAAACGCCGCCGGCGCCGCTGGCGCTGTAACCGCTCGCGCCGCCGCTGCCGTTCACAACGCAGAAGCTGCCGGAGTTGCTCCCATAAGGAGAACGCTCCCACCAAAAGCTCGCAGACCCGGAGCCGTTGGAGAGATACTTGATTCTGTTTGCGGCGGTAGCAAAGTAGCTGTACTGCGAGCCCTCACCGGCTTTCGAGTAGGTGGTCGAGCCGAAAATCTCAATCTCGGAGAAGAGGAAGAGCTTCATCGAGTTTGTGTTGATAGTCGAGCTCTGACTGCCTGCGGAGGTCTTCTTGTTGACGCTCTTAAGCACCGCTTGCAGGTCGGACGGCAGAGTCGGCAAAAGCGTGTTTTGCAGCCACGAATACATAGCCGAGCCGGTGAAGCCGCCGCTATTCGTGTTCGAGCTGTTCATGGCCCGCGTACTCGCCATAAGGTTTTTCAGGCCGAAGGTGATACCCGCTTTGCCGCCGCTTGCGAGGTCGTCGTGATTGAAGCCCATAATTACGAGTGTCAGGGTCTCGCTTCCGACCGTGATGTCCTTCGTATCGCCGACAGACCAGAGCTGAGAGGCCTTGCCTGCGGCAGAGGCCTTAGCAATCTGCGCCCACGTGTTCTTAGAGAGCACGCTGTTGAAGAACAGACACTCGACGGAGTAGGTCTGTCCGGAAGTCGTGATTGCCACGCTCACGGGGTCGGTTGTCTCGCCGCTCTTCGTAGCGGTAACGGTATAAGTACCGGACGCGGTAATCGTCAGGGAGAGCACGCCGCTTGTAGGCACCGTACCAGAGAAGGTCTTCGTACCGTTCGTGGCAGTAACGGTAGCGCCGGAGTCCGAGGTTACTTTCAGCGTTGCCGAGAAGTAGGAGAGCGAGATTTTGTACTGCTTCACATCGTCCACGACAACGCTCTCGGTCGCGGTCTGCCCGTCCTTTGTCGCCGTTACGACCCATGTACCGTACCCCGTCAGGTCGAAGGTCACGGTACCGGTGCTCGTAGCGGTCAAGGTCTTAGAGCCGCATTTGCAGGTGACGGAGCTGCCGCTCGGAATTGTCGCGATAATCTGAGGCGGTACGCCGACCGTACCGAGCTGAGACTCGGGAATCTTGCCGTCGCTTCCCAGAGTAGCCACACCGCCTGCCGCGCCTTTCTGCGAGGTAGGGATATAGTCGAGGGCGGGAATCTGTGCGACCGGGACCTTCTTATTCGCGTCAAGGGACGCGACACCATTTGCGGCGGCCTTCTGCGAGGTGGGAATATAGTCGAGCGACGGAAGCTGCCCGGACGGGACTTTGCCGTCAGAGCCCAGACTTGCAACGCCGCCTGCAGCGCCCTTTTGAGAAGTGGGGATATAGTCCATAGCGGGAAGCTGTCCCGAAGGGACTTTACCGTCAGCGCCGAGGCTTGCGACGCCGCCCGCTGCGCCTTTCTGTGAAGTCGGGATATAGGACAGACTCGGAAGCTGGTCCTCTTTCAGCTTGCCTGACTCGTCGAGGTCCGCCTTATCCTTGAGCGCGGCGTCGATTTTATCCGCGTTCTCATTGAGGTCTGCAATGTCCGCGAAGTCTTCCGGCGCCGGCTTTTTCAGCTTGTAGTTTTCTGTGTAGGTAGCCATTAAGTAAGTACCTCCTCTTTCAAATCTTTCCACGTGAGCGGCTTGACCTCGCTCCATTTATAGGGCTTGACCTTAGCCCACGTGTTATAAAGAAGCTCTACCGTAAAGACCATGTTGTACGGCAGAATGCGCTCGAGCGTCTCGGAGATAATCGTCTCTTGCTTCTTAACGCCGAGTGCGACTTTCACATTGACGGTAAAGGTCGCCGTTGTGATAGTCAAAATATAGCCTCCCGCTCCGCAGAGAGACTCAAGCAGAGCGGCGAGGCTTTTCCTTGTATAGGGAATATTTTCGTTGTACCGGCTGAGCAGCCGGAGCTTGCGGTCGTCAAGAGTATCGGTCGCGAAGGGCGTGATACCCAGCATTTTCTCCCGACGGGCTACACCGTTCTCGGTAGCTTCAGAGATAAACTGGTCATTCATGCAGTCCTCGCAAGCGTCCCAGATAGCTTGTACCTCCGGGGTCTCCGCTTCCATGATGGCCCGCATTTCCTGCGCGTCTTTCAGCACGTCGGGAAGATACTCTTTGAGGTCGATGGTCCTGATGTTGTTGAAGTTACGCATTTGCGAACGACCCCCTCACAGCGACCGCGTCCTTATCGAGCGTGAGATTTCCCGCCTGACCGTTCAAGGTCGTGCCGGAAATATCGACGATACCGGCAAGCGCGAGGAGCCTCGACTCGATTTGCGATACCCGGACAATCAGCCCTGCCTCCTTGCTCCACGTCGAGTTGAGCTCGAGATAGTAGGCGTCAAGAGCGCTCTGGATATACGGGAGGCACTCGGTCAAGTTCCAGCCCGAGGCAAAAGTCAAGGTCGTAGAGATATTGACCGTAGTACCTGCCGCGCCGACAACCGTAACCTCATGGTCGATAGGGGCAAGCCCGATACCGTCGCCGCTGTTCTGCGTCGGGTCGATGGCCGTCTGCACGGTATTGATAAGGGTATCGGAAGGCGGCTGGTAGTCGCTTCCCGTGATAACGAGCTTGACCGTTCCGGGTCCTTTCCACGCACGGTATGGCTTGCACCCGCCGACACCGGGCAGAGCCTCGGTGACTTCGATATACTGCCCGCGATTGAAGCCGTAGGACTGATTCTCAAAGCTGTTGAGGTAGCGCAGTCTCAGGGTCTCGGTCGCTTCTTCGTCTTCGCCGTTGATAACGATACTCGTCAGCTCTGCGGTCGCGAGCCCCTCGATATACTCGATAGGGATAAGCTGGCCGGTGTAGCCGTCCGGGTCCGCGCCGGCGGTCTCGCAGGTAAGGTAATACTTGAGGGACTCGATTTTCTCGGTTACGGTCCAGTTGTATTTATCACAGGAGAAGCGAGTGCCGATAGGAATATCCATGCTGAACTCGCCGATACCCACGGCGCAGGTTGCCGGCAGAGGCGTGATACCGCGCTCTGCGCAGCGCATGATAAGGTAGTCTCTGCTCGCGGTGTCGGCGAAGGTCTCGTTAAGCACGGTATCGAGAGCCACGTAAATCATGGCGCTCTCAAGGGAGTTCGGCGCAAGCGCGTCGAAAATAATCGAGCCCTCGCGCCTATCAAGGCTCGATGCTACGCGGGCGAGCTTCTCCTGAAGAATCGCCTCATAGGTTTTATCCTCATACATCGGTTTCCACCTCCAAATCGCCGAAAATGCTATGCACGGTAAAGGTTACGTGCACGGTCTTTTTTCCGGTCTCAAACTCGAAGCCATCTACCGCGGTAATTCGGTCGTCCTGCAGTAGGGCCTCTGTAATGCAACGCTTAATCTCTGGAAGCGCGTACTCTTTCGGCTGGCCGATAAGCTCGACAAGCTCGACGCCATAGTTCCACGAGTAAATGAGATAGGCGTATCGCTCCGTGCTGAGAATCAGGTAAATAGCCTGCCTCAGCGACTCGAGCTCGTCTACCATGCCGCGAATGCGCCCATGCTCAATATCCAGAGCGTAAGTAAGACTCGGCTGAGTCTCGACCTCAAGCGTCAGGAGGTCATTGTCTACTTTCGGTATCATGTAGGCGCCTCCACTCTGTCTAAGATAATAAACTTCTGTCCGCCGTCGGTACGGAGAAGCAACACCTGCTCGCCGGCTTTCAGCCCGAGGTGGACCTTAAAAGCCTTTTTGCCTTTATAGGCGTGCTTGTGGCTTGCAAATGACGCGTCTCCGCTTCCGCCCGCGGTGTTTTCGGTCTGATGGTCTACCGTCATATAAACGGTATAGTCCCGGACCGCGTTCGTCAGGATAAGCTGCGCCGCGGTGAGCTCGAGCTTCTGGTCGACCTGCACCTTGAGCGGCGATACGCTCGTCACCTTGCCGAGAACGAAGGCGAAGGGCTTTGCGGCGTTGACCGCCTCGAGCGCGGCGCGCTTTACGTTTTCTAAAAAGCCGTTCATATCAAGTGACAAATGTACCACCTCGCAATTTCAGGTCCATCAGGTGCTGCTCTTGCTTGAACTTGTGCGTCACCGACTCGACCAGTAGATAGCTCTGGACATTGATGTCCCCGAGCCCCAGCTTAATAATAACGGACGAGCCCGCGCGGACTCTCGTATCGCCGAGCGCGTCGGAGATAGAGAGCGAGCGGGTCTTTGTGTTGTAGAGCTTCAAGAGGGCCTCTGCCTTTGCCGCACCGCTCGAGGAGAGCTCGACGGTATCGGTGTATTGCAGAAGGCCCCACTTGTTGATATTCGAGCTGTCCTTCGCAATGAAGATTTCGCGCTTGCCCGAATCCTTGTTCTCAAAGGTAATCTTGATTTGGTTGTAGGTCTGCTTGTCGATGGTGCTTGAGTAGGAGTACTCGCCGATAGTGTCGGCGTCGATAAGCAGATTCAGCTTCATGCTCTCAATGTCCTGCAGCGTCAGCTTGCCGACTTTATCGTAGAGCACATAGAGCTTAGTTTTCGCCCGGAGCGTCTCGTCAAGCGCGTTCTGGGCGATGTCAAAGAGCGTAGCGTTGTCCTCGGTCCTCGAGCCGATAACGTACCCCGTGTCCTCAAGAGTTCCCACGCTGAGACCGAAGTCCTCAGCTATCATCTTGATAACGTCGCTCGCTTTCTTGTTCGAGTAGACATAGGTGTCCTTGTTCTTGAAGTAGCGGAGCTGGTCATAGGCGGTAACCTCGATAACGTTCGGCGTGCGCCCCGAACGGCTCTTTGTAAAGACAAAGCCGTAAAACATGTCCGTCCCATCGACGGACAGCTTTACGGCGTCTCCTTCCTGAAAAGACAAGACGGAATCCTTTACCACGGAAAACTTGAGCTTCCCGGGAGAGCCCTTACGGTCCCACGAAAGGCTGATACCTTCCTCAACGATGGGGTAGAGAATCGTGCTGCCGCTCTGAATAATTAAATCTACTTTACTCATGGAATCGTCAACACCTGCCCCGGGTAAATAAGGTTAGGATTCTTTATCTTGCCCTTATTCGCGTTATAGATTTTTGTGTACTGCGCTCCGTTGCCGTAATACTTCTTAGCAATATTCCAAAGGCAATCGCCTTTCTTTACGGTATAGGACTTCGTCGTAGGCTTGCTCGAAGTCTCGCGCTTCTTCTCCTCCTTGATAGTAGGCTTGCTTGCGGCCGCGGCGGGTTTCGTTACCGTGACGGTCTTCGTCGCGTAGTCGATATACTGCTTGAGCGTTACCGAAACGGTCACGTCAGGGCCCTTTGTGGCGTCCTCTGTGATGTTGTAGCTCTCAAGGCTTACTTTCATATTCGTGTCGAACAAAAGTCTCCCAGAGGGCGACACACGGCTCACGATGAAGCGGAACGGAGTCTTGCTTGTCATGTAGTTCTCGAAAACGCTGAGGTAGTAGTCAGGTCTGCGGAAGGTACCCGCAAAAGAGTACTGCCCCAGCATGGGGAGAACAACGTCAAAGCTGATTTCGGTTAAGCCGGGAGAGCGCAGGAAGTTTATATCGCCCTCGTTGACAAGGGTAAGCGTTTTATTGTTCCCCTTGATTTTGGTCGTCAGCTTCTGCGGCGTAACCGGCAAAAGCAGACTTCCGAAGTAAAAGCTATACATTATTCATGCACCCCCTCAGCAGCGACCTCGAGCGCTTCTGCGAAGCCCTCGGTCAGAGTATTCAGCACGCCGTCAAGGTCCATATCGGAGTCAATGCGGTTAGTCATGCCGGTCATATCGATTTTGACCTCGGCGGTCGTGAAGCGATTGATTGCTTCCTGTTCCGCAAGGTCCCTCATATACTTCAGGTCCTCGGTCGTTTCCTTCAAGGACGCGGCTGCGCTTCCCGCGCTGTCGTTAATGCCGGCGGTGTCCGCGCCGATACCGTCGAGAGCGGTCTGTTCTGCGGAGCTGTCCGCCGCGGCGTCAGCTTTCGCCTGAGCATAAGCGGCTTGCAAAGCGTCGACCGAAGAATTGAGCTCAGCCTTCAGAGAGTCGATACGCGCGTCTCTTCCGGCCTTCGCGCTCGCGAGCTCGCTCTCATACGCGGCAAGGTCTGCCGCACGAGCGGACTTCGCCGCCTCGTTTTCTGCGGCCGCAGTCGTCGCAAAGGTCACATGCTCGATGGCGTCGATACTCACGCCGGGGATTTTATTCAGCACCCCGATGAACTTATTGATAATATCGATAGCGCCGTTAATCATGTTCTGGAGAATCGTCAGTACAGAGACCTTCATATCCCCCATGAAGTTCGCGATTGCGACGCCGGCTTTCTGCCAGCAGAGCTTGAGCTTGTCTACGAGGTCAATGACCCAGTAGACGCCGGTGAAAAACGCGAGCTTGACCGCGTTCCAGCCAACGATAAGCGCGAGCTTGCAAATCTCCCACGCGTTTTTAACGCCGCCGATAGACTGAATCCACCGATACATTGCCGCAACAAGTACGCCGATGATAAGGGCAATCCAGAGAATCGGGTTAGAGAGGAGCGAAACGATGAGCGCCCGGTTTGCCGCGACGGCAAGCCACTGAGCGGCGGCGTGAACGCCCCACGCGACGGCGAGAATGCCGACCGTGGTAGCCAGCCCAACGAGTACCGCACTGACCATATCCGCGTTTTCCGTGAGGAAGGCGACAATATTATTCAGCCACGAGACGATGGTTGTAAGGACCGGCAGAAGCTGCTCAGCCATAACGCCGGTAAACTCGAGCCAGCTCTCAGAGAGAAGTCTGGTCTGGTTGGCGTAGCTGTCCTGCGTGCGGGCAAAGTCTCCTTGCGCGTCGGCGGTCGTGCTCATAAGGTAGTTATACCGGAGCATGACCTGCTCGGCCTGAGACATTTCGTTGTAGGCCGTCGTGATACCCTGCGAGAGAGCATAAGCCTCGAGGTTAGCGACCGACATGTTAATGCCGAGCTGCTTTAAGGGCTCTGTCTCGCCGGAGATACCGGAACGGATTTTCTCGAAGGCGGTCTCAAGGTCAAGGTTATAGAACGACGCCATGTCGCCGGCGAGGCCGACCATATCTTTCGACATATCTACAATGGCGTCGCCTGCAAGTCCGGAAGACTTGAGCATGGCGCCGATGGTACCGGCGTACCGCTTTGCGCTTACTTCGTTCATGCCGTAGGCAGCGAGACACTCTTTCGACCACGAGTTGATAGCCTCCGTAGCACTTCCGAAAGTAACGTCGACGACGTTTTGTACTTCGGCAAGGTCGGAGGCATAGTCAATTCCGGTCTTGACGGTATCAAGCGCCTTGCGGGCAATCATCACAAGCCCGATAGCTTTCGCGAGCCGGCTGAAGGCGTCGGTCGATTTATTCGTGTGGTCTTCCAACTGGTCCAGCGCGGCGCTCGCTCTCGCAAGCTCTTCGCGGGCCTCTTGAATGGAGGCGGTGTCGATAGCCCGTCCGGACGCGTCCTGCATAGCCTCAAAGCTGTTAAGTACGATATTCATCGCCTTATTGATACTCTTGAGCGGGCCGGTCATGCCGTCCGTAAGTACGAGCTGCGACTTGATAAGGGCCATAGGCCTCCTCCTTTCCGGGAGTCGGCACCGAGGCTTGACCCGGCTTTACCTTAGTGCTTTTTCCCGTGTTTTGCTTTGGCCGCTTCTTTCTTTTCCTGCTCGACCTTTATATCGATAGCGGCGATAATGAACGCCTGCGTATACGGGTCCATGTCAAGGAAGACATTCGGCGGCCATTTGAACTTGTGGAGACAGTAGTAGACGTAGTTCGCCTCCGGGTCGTCTCCGAGTATTAGTTTTTTGCTTCTTCCACCATTTCGTCGCCGGACTGGAAGCCGTTGACCTGCAGGACCTTAGTGGAGTAGTCCTCGAACTCGGCGGGAGTCAGCATAGTGGTGATAAGCTGCTCCGCACCCATAACGCCATAGCTCTGCTGGAGCTCGGCGTCGTTCAGATTCGGGAACACCGTGCAGCGGACGGCCACCTTCGCGAGGTAGGCGTTCGCGTCGAAGTCTTGCGTAAACTGGCCCTTGCGGCCGGGTACCGGGACGGTACGCATGCAGGCCTTTCTCAGACCTGCGTTTTCCGCCGCGGTAATGCAGCAAATTTCCCACGGCATAGCCTCGCCGGTATCGGGGTCAACGAAGCGGTCGGAAGCGATAAAGGTAACGTTGTCGATTTTCTTCGCGTTCTGAGCAAGGAACGCAGTCAGATTCTTAGCCATAGTAAAATACCTCCTGTTTTATGTTGGTTTACTGCATGCCGTTCAGCAAGCTAAAGGTCTCGGGCATTTCCCAGTCGTCGAAGGTGCCCTCGAGTTCCTCGTCGAGAGTCTCGGCGTCGGCGTCAAACTTCGCCAGAATGCCGCCCTTAGTGAGGCAGTTCTTCAAGATGATAGTCTGACGACCAACGGAAGCGGTCGGGTCTTCGTTCGCGACCTGAATATCGAACGTAGGCATAAAGCCGGTACGCTTATACTCGAGGAACATTTCGCGGAAAACAGACTGGTTGTAGTGGGCGGTGCCGCTCCACGTACCGGACCAGCCGGTCGGCTTATTGCCCTTGCCAGACTTGCCGAGGATAGGCACCTCAGCTACGGAGATGTCCATTTTGGACTCGAAGGAATAGAGCTGCATGAAGCAGTACCTATTGCCATCGGCCATCGTGACATACGCGGAAGCCTGAGAGCCCGCAATCGCGTCAAGCGCGTTCATAATAGGCTGAGCCATAATTCAAACCTCCTTACATGATGATAACGCTCATATAGAGCTGAGCCATAGCGTTCACGACGTTCAGGTCCTTCACAGTGCAAAGGACAGCCTTCTTCGTGTCGCCCTGCTCCACGGTTACGCTGTCGGGGTCGAAGTCCTCAATAGCACGAATAGACTCGAGGTCCTGATGGAGCTTGCAAATATCGTTCCAGAGAGCGATTCTGCCGGCCGCGTCGTTCGGTACGGTACCGAGGTAGCGCGTGTTGAAGAGGACCGCCGTGTCGTTCGCAATCTGGTCGCAGACGCGGATAGTCTGGTTCGACTTGAAGACGTCGCCCTTCGTGTCGGAGACGGTAATCAGGGAGTCGATGTCCTCGAGAATGCGGACGTCGCCGTTGACGTTGTGGAACATCAAGCGGCCAGCCTTAATTGCTGCCTCGAGTTCAGCCTGCGTTCTGTCCACGTCGACGGTGAGCTCACCGTCGTACTTCTTGTTCGTGTTGGACTTGTTTACGGCGCAGCCCGCAGACGCGCCGGTCATCCAGTACACGAGACCGTACTGACCGAGGCCGGAAATGCCGGAATCGTAGTCCGTCGCCTTGCTGCCGATTTCGATAACGCCCTCATAGTCCGCGAGCTTCTCGTTGGAGTCGAGATTGAAGATAACGGTCTGGAACTTCGCGCCGACCTCGTCGCGGAGGCGCTTTGTGTAGTTGATATACAGCTTGATAGTGGTCGAGTCGTCGGACGGGCAGCCGAGAGTATTGAAGCTGTAGCTTTCAAACTTATCGAGCGCCGCCTGATGAGCCGCCGCGTTTGCCGTGCCGTTCGTACCACCGGTGAGCGGGGTCTTTGCAGTCGCGGCGAGAGACGCGGTAGTCTTCCACGTTACGAAGTCGTTATCCTTGAGCGCAGTTGCCGCAGCCACGGTCTGCGTATCGAGGAGAGTCGTATCGTAGTAGAGGCTGACGTCAAAGAGGTCAGCGTTATCAGCGTTCGCCGCAATAACCACATAGAGCTTGTTGCCGGCAATGCCGGAACACTTCGCCGTGCAATAAGCGCAAGCGGCCTTAGCGCCTCCGCCGTTCAGGCGATAGGCGTAGAGGGTCTGCGTATACTGGAAGAGCTCGCGCAGAGGCAGCAAAGCGTCGTCGGTGTACGCATGACCGAAAATCTTGAGGCTGTTCTTCTGGAAGTCGCCGCTCGTCACAGTAAAGACCGTACTGTCGGGACCCCAGTCCAGCATAAGAGGCATGGCCGCGTAACCTCTGTCGGAGAGAGTAGCGGACGCCTTAGCCACGCTGGAAAAGTTGATATACGTGCCGGGGAGTACCTTGTTCTGTACTGCCCAGATTCCACCGCCAAGGGCCATATTATTTCACCTTGCCTTTCATAAAGTTTTCGATAGCGGTATCGACCTCTTCGAGGGTGTACCACTTATCGTCCTCCAGAAGCGCGCCCAGAAGGTCGCGGCGCTTAGCGTAGCGCTGAGACCTCAAAAGCTGCTCTTTGGAGTGAGTAGGAGCGGCGGGCTTTGCCGCCGCAGTAGCTTTCGCCATATCAGTTTCCTCCTTGTTCAATTTTCAGAGTTCCCATCTTGACCTCATCAGCCGTCTTATACGTGAAGTGGTTATAGGAGACGAGGAAGTGAAGCACTCCGTCCGTCACCTGAAAACTCATATCCGTACCGCGCAGCTTATCGCCGCCGGGCAGGTCAATCACTTCAAGCACTTCGGTGAGGGTATCTGCCACGCCGTAGCAGTCCTCGCGCCCGGCTTTCGGAAAGTAGAGAACATCGAAACGAGGAAGACGTTTCTTGCGCTGGGCCGGGTAGTCCGCGACCTCGGCGTTAACCAAAAGCACAATAAAAGTAGGTTGCCGAAGCCCCTGCTTTACTGCGTTTGATTCGATATGACTACCGGGAAAAGCGGACCGCAAGGCCAGCGTGATTCCGTCTAAGATAATGTTTGTACTAATTTCCGCCATTGCAGACCTCCTTCAGCTTTCGGAGCACCATCTTCTCAAGCACAGACGGGGCGATTCGTTTCAGCTTTTCCTCGGAGATAGTCAGCATGTACCGGCCCTCGACCCAGCCGCCGCTTACGGTACGGTGACCGAACTCGACATACGAGGCGTACTCGACCGGATTTATGATTTCGACCATATACGTATTCCCGGACTTTGTTACGGTCAGGGACTGCGCATACTCGCGCCCCTCTTTACCGTTCTTAGCGCCCCAGCCTCGGCGGAGGGTGCCGCCTTTCTTGCCGGAGCCTTTCGGGTACTTGCCGACCGGGGTAGCCGGAATAACGAGAGCCAGAAGCCTTGCGGCGAGCTCTTTACTGCAGGCCACACAGAGGTCGTCTATCTCAGAGTCGCTCAGCTTTTCAAAGCCTTTCGCAAACTCCCTGAACTGAGAGAAGTCGCAGCGTCCCCAGCGGGACATTAGGCGTACTCCTTGAACGGGACAAGCGGTATCTCCTGATGGTAGTTATAGACCGCAGGCTCGCCAGACCTCGCATAGGCGGTAGTCCGGCCTTCCTGCGTTACGACTATCTTAGAGCCCGCCGGGATTTCTACGGTCTTCGAGACGAAGAGCTTGACAGACTGCTGAATCAGCGGCGCGCTGTCCTGCTCGGTCGTGCTTGAGATACTTGAGAAGGACAAACGGCAGGGCTCGCCGTGGAGCTTCTGGACCTCCGTAGGCTCGTCCCGACCGTTTGCCTTATTTACCGCTGTCTCGAGGATATAAACATCACAGAGGCCGTCCCAGAGCCTTCGTAGAGCGTTCTGATAGCTTTTCACCACACCAACCTCCTAAACGCCGCGATAAGCTCCGCGTCGGGGTTTACCATCTTCGCGAGCATTGCGTCGAACTGGTTCTCGAAAGAGCCGGTATCTGCAATCGCGAAGGTGACGGAGGTGTCGCCCTCAGAAATGCTCTTAGCCGGCGCGTCGAAGTCGTAAACCTCAGAGAGAGCACCGGAAGCCTTCTTGTCTGTGAGGAACATGCCCGCAGCCATATCCGCCCAGACATAGAAAAGACCCTCAGGCACTTCGAGCTGATTCGTTCGCACCTTTAGGGTCGTCTCGGCTTTCTTAATATTGTAATCAAGCGCCGCGCTGTCAGTCTCGGCCACAGTATAACCGAGAGCTGACAGTCGGGCGGTTACTGCCGCGAGTATCTCCATAGGCCTTAACCTCTGGAGAAGATACGCGCGATAGGAATGGCCTTGTGGTTGATGTAGGAACGCTGAGACGTGGTAGCCTCACCGGAATGCACCAATGCCCAGTTTGCGCCGTTCTTGAGCTCGGTATCGGTAGGAGACAGAGAAGTCTGAGAAGCCTTCTCATAAGAGATACCGTAAGGAGCGAAGACCTTGCGCTGACGAGTATACAGAGTGTCCTCGCCGCCGTTGGTCTTCGGGTCGCGGCTCATCTCATAAGGCACCTTTGCGCCGATGTCCTCGTAGGAGATAGCGCCCTCGCCGAGAACATAGGTCGTGTACTGAGTGCCCGCAACGACATAATCGTTTGCAGCCAGAGTCTTGCTGCCGAAGTACGGAGTTACCTTAGACAGAAGAATCTCACCCGCGGCAGGAGTGCCGGAAGCGACAATCTTCAAAGCGCCGGCAGTGTTGGCGTCAGCGTCGAAGTAGCCCTCAGAAACAGGCATGTCGTCGTCAACGACAACGAGCTTGCCGTTCCACGTGCCGAGCTCGAGGTCGCGGGTAATGCCGTCCTTGTCGGTGTACTTGAGACGCTCAATCAGGTTGAGATTCTCAAGGCCGGTAGAAACGTCGGAGTGCATGAACACGAGCTTGAACTTCTTCTTGTTCACGCCGCAAGCCTTGTTCGCCGCGGAGTTCAAAGTAGAAGCAGCCATAACACCGGTGCCGACGCCGGTCACGTCGAGAGTATGCTTAGCCGCAAACTCCTTGCCCTTCGTGTCGGTCATAGCGAAAATGCCGGCGAGAATAGCGAGAATCGTGTTCTGGTCCAGATGGTCCTTGTACTCGGCCACCTGCTGGCTGATGTTGCCCATGAAGTCAACGCCACCGGTAATGTCATAGGAGAAGTCCCTCTCAGTCCAAGCCTTCGCACGGCCGACGACAACGACGCCCTGCTCGAAGGTCTTAGTGGAGGTTGCGGTGATGTCGGTCTGACCGTCGTAGTTCACGGCGTCACCGTCAATCAGACCGCGCATAGCCAGACGAGCATACGCGGTACCGTTCTGAGCGGTAAACACGCCGCGGATGTCGGGGTTGCCCGCGAGGGCACGAGACTTCTTGAGCTCGTTCAGGTTGAGGTTAGGCACACGGTCCACCATGTACTTGAACGCCTCAGCATTGAAGCTCTTAGAATCAAACTTGCTGTTTGCCATAGTAAAATCGTCCTTTCATATTAAAGTTTTGCGTCAGGATTTTCAGCGAGGTACGCGCAGAGCTCGTCGTAGGTCATAGTCTCCGGCTTTTTATCGCCGGAAGGCGCCGGGTCTCCGCTCTCGCCGGGCTTGAAGCCCTTAAAGTCATTCTTCGGTTTCGTAGTGTCGAACATAAAGCCGCTGTCGGGCGCCTCGGCCAGCTTCTTAATCTGGTCGGCCAGACCCTTAACGGTGCCATTCTCGTCGAGCTCAGCCTTATCAAGGTCGAGCAACGCCTTCACGGCCTTTACGTTCTTCGCTTTGGCAGCAGACAGAGCCAACTCAACGGCGGTATCGATTTTGAGGCGCTTGATTTCCGCCTCATGGGCCTTCGTCGCTGCGGTGTTCTCAGTCTGGAGAGTAGCGATTTGCGTCTTGAGCGCCTCGACGTCGCCAGTAGAGGCCTTGAGGGTCTCAAGCTGCTTGTCACGCTCCTTAACAGTATCGGCGAGAGCTTTCTTCTCGGTGTTCAGAGTGTTGAAGTCTGCACGTGCCACGAAGTTCTTGCCGATTTCCTCAGAGACCTTTTTATCAATCTCCTCGGAGTACGCTTCTCCCAAAATAGTTTTCAGCCAGTCCAACATTTTGTCCTCCTGTCTCCCGCTGTCCTTTTTATCCGGCCAGTCCCGGTATTGCGGGTACGCTATTTGTTGTCCGCCGCGTAAGGCGGTAATTTTTGTATGAAAAAAGCGCCTCCTGCTAAAAAGCAGGGACGCTCTAATCAACTATTGCTTCTGTGGGGCTCCACGGTCTCCCGTATCGCGTTTTAACTGAGGGGCCCTTAGATTTACCCTCTGAAAAATCGGGCTCGAATCAGGAGCCTTCTGGCTCGCTCGAATATCGGCCGCACTTCTTACATACCTCGAGAGCCTTATCCCAGTCGGGAACGGAATCACCCTCAAGAAGAATATCGTCGGTAGCGATATTGCAAAGCTCCCAGCAATAGCCCCAGTCAATTTCCTTATTCAGTAAAGGACACTTGACCTTATTTTGCTCGGACATGTTTCATCACCTCGTCATACAGCAGCTTGCCGCGTTCGTCCAGTTGGCCAGCGGTGCCAATCTCGCCGTTATTATCAAGGACTGCAAAGCCCTCGCTTGTGTAGAAGGCGTATTGCGTACCCTTGCGCTGTTTGAGCGCGAAGTCTGCGTTATCAATAATATTCTGAGTCCGTTCTAAGGTTATACCGCGAGAAGCAAACCGCTTTTCTGCGTGCTCGTTCGCCTTAATAGCGACTCGACCCAGAGGCGGGGCGACCAGAGTCCCGGTCGTCCGGACTTTGCCCTCGTCGTGGAGCAACTTGACCGCTTTATGCGCGGTCCAAAAGCGCTTATCGCTTGTTGGATTCGCGCCCTTATATCGGTAGTAGCCCGTAAGGTCCTTGTAGTCCTCAGAATTGTACTTTAACTGCTGAAAAGCCGCAAAGCTCTTAGGCGCGTCTGCGCCGAGCCGAGCTTTGTAGTTCTCATACTGCTTTTTGTCAGCAGATTCATTATACCACATATTTTTGAACTTTTCTACGGTACCAGTGCCATAGGCGGCGTCTTGTCTTGCTTTCCAGTCCTTATATGTCATATCTTTCGGAATATCGAAGCTCTCGCCGGTCTTTACGTCTCTCGCGAAGCGGTCTCCGAGCCCCTGCATATCCTCGTAGTAGGGGGCAGTCGTGCCACGGCACCACGGATGAAAAGGCGGCGCGGTAACGCCGACTTGATACTCACTCATAGGATAGACCTTGCCGTCGAGCTGCGCGCAGAGACTGCAAGTCTCGTTGTCAAGGGTTTCCACAATAACGTACTTCTCGACGCCGAGGTCTTTGAAGCAGTCCTTGCGGGCCTCGTTCGCGAAGGCAGCGCTCTCGGTCATAACCAGACGGCCGGCCTGTGACTTAGAGACCTGAAAACGGTCGGAGATAACCTTGATGGCTTTATCCGGAGCCGCGCCTCGCATTATCATCTGAGTAAGCTGTGTGTTGACGCTGTTGACGAGCGCCTGCTTGTTCGCCCAGATTCTATCGCTGAAGGTCTGACTGTCTAAGGTCCACGGCCGCGAGAGTACTTTGCTAATAGCCTCATCGGTCAGCCCGTGGAGCGTCCAACCGACCCCCATGCCCTTTTGGAGCTCAAAGGCGGTGTGATAATAGCCTCGCTGGTAAACCTCGCTCAGGGACGAATTAAGGGCCTCCGTCTGCGCCCCGTGTAAGGCCTCGGCTTGCTCCTGTAGCTGGAGCTTCAAACTGTCAAGCCTTGACACGTGGACGCGGGCAGAAGCATTCTTAAGCTGCTTGAGCCACGCCTGAGAGACTGCGTTCTCTTGACCGTGTTTTATATACTCTTCAACGGTCCACCGGAACTCGTCAAGCTCCTGCGTGGTAAGCAGCTTATTCGCCTCGGCGAGCGTTATGCCGTTTTCGGCCGCAAACCGCTGATACCATCTCGCGATTTGCGATTCTATATCCTGAATAGCGGTTGCATATTGCCGCTCGAGATTTTTAACGTAGTCGTACCCCTTATCAAGCAGGGATTCCTCAAGAATCCGCATTCGGTTGGCCCAGTACTTATCATTCCTCATTTACCGGGTCACCGCCTTCGGGGTTACGCAAAGCCTGCGCCTGCTCAAAAGCCGCTCGGTAGGGGTCCGTTTCCTCTTTCTGCTTTTCGAGCCGCTCAAGCTCGGCGGCGGGGTCGTCGACCCACGGGTGCATAGCGACGATGGTCTCGTCAGAGATAATGCCGACGGACTTAGAGCAGTTGTCGATAGCCTCGGACTCGTTGATAAGAATATCGCGGTTGAAGATAACCGTAATATCTTCACTCTCATACGAACCCTTGCCGATGTTGGCGAGGTAGGTGTTGACAAACCAGAGAATCTCCTCAAAGGCTGCTTGCAGCTCGGTCTCCATCGCGTTCGCGTCAAGGTCGATGTCGCAATACATGCTCTGAATGTTCATCTGGTTAGGCGTACCGGAGAGGCGGTCGTCCTTCGCGTCGTAGCTGCGGAGGTTTTCAATGAGCGCCTTTTTCAGAAGCTCGAGAACAGTCTTATAGTTCTCGGAGTTTACCGAGATTTCAAGGCTGTCCACGCCGCCGTCCGTACCCTCGACCGTGCGGACCTTGATAGCGCCGTAGGTCGTCAGGTTACGCCGGAACTCCCCGAGGTCCTGCCCGTCGTAGTTCTTGAGGACAAGAACGGTATTGCGGACGTCTTCCTCCATGTTATTCACGAAGTCGGATTGCAGGAGGTTGATAGCGTCCTGTAAGGAGCGACCGCGGCGAATGAGGGGGACTTCCTTCGGGTTGTACTTGATAGGGATAAGGGGGAAGCGCTCCCAGTTCAGGGGCTGCTCGTTACCCTTGCTATCTTTCACCTTAACGTAGGCCTGCTTCTCGGTGTCCGGCGTGAGTACGCCGTTCTCAAAGATGTAGGTCGTAACGCCTTCCAGCGCGAAGAGGTCGACCTTCTTAACGATTTTCTTCTCGGTACCGTAGTAGACCTCGACCGGGTAAAGGCGAAGAGCGGAGTCAAGCTCGGTGTGAGCCGCGTCCGCCCAGAACGGCATAATCTCGTAGCCGGGGAATACCCGGAACGCGAGCTCGCCGTTTTTATTGTAGTAGGGATAAAGCCACGAGATACCCGCGTTGAGGCACTCGACTCCTGCGCTCTTGAGAGTACGCATAAACCTCATGCCGAGTACCTTCTTAACCTCGGCCGCGTAGTCGTCATTCTCGCAAGAAAAGGAAATAGGCTGACCGAGAAGGTAATTTGCCTTCTGGTCAACGTGTTTCGCGTACTGGTTATCCACAATGCGGTTGTTCGGGAGATTCTCAATCGTAATCAGCTTGCCGTCAGGGCCTATAGCCGTGCGCTGGCGTTTGAGAATGTCGTGGTCTCCGGTATAGTACCGGTCGCCGTCAATCATCTCGCGCCGCTCAGGCGAGGTCTCCCAGTCGGTAAGCTCTCTCGCGTAGAACTCAAGCTCGGTCATAGGCCTGCCTGCGCGGAGGCGCAAACTGAAAAACTCCTGCTCGATAGGCTTCTTGAATAAGGGCATTTATCGCACCTCCTTAAAAACTGAATCTCGACGGCTGGAACGCGGCGCGGACGAAGTAGCGTGTATCGTCCATCGCGTGGTCGTCGGTTTTTAGAGGCCGGTCTTCGGCGGCTTTTTCGTCCCACCGATATAAACCGAACTCTCTTATGCAGTCCGTGCAGCAATCGCAAAAGAAGATGTCGCCGGCGTTCAGCCGGGTAGCGACGTCGCGAATACCGTCAAGGACTCTGTTGCTTGCCTGCTCGACCATGAAGCGGTCATGCCGGCGTATGACCTCGATAAACGAGGCGGCGGACGGGTCAACGATGATTTTCCGAATCGAGAGGTTCCCCGCAAGCTCTTCAATAGCCGCGTAGTGTTCCTCGTCCGTTCGCTGATACCGTTCCTTACGTCCGTCGTAGTAGTACTCTCGGACGCGATACCATTTTCCCTCGCAGAGACCCCAGAGCCCGGCCGAAGTCGGGTTTAAGGTGCCGTAGTCGCAAGAGATAAGGTATTCCTCGTAATCGCGAGGCACGGAAGGGACTACATGATAGTCCTTATTAAACATTGTATATATCAAGCCCTCCGCGACGGTCCAGAGACCGCGGATATACCGGTCGTAAAACACGCCGGAATACATACCCTCGTATCGGGCTTTGATTTTCTCGTCAAGGCTGAGGTTGTCGTCCATCGTAAAATGCAGATAGAGCATATTGCGCTCCGCGGCCTTACGAATCCACTCTTTATAAAACCAGTGGCCCGGAGACTCAGGGTTGCAGTTAAACCAGAACTTCGACCCGGAGACCGAACAACGCGCCATAGCCTGCTCTACGAAGGAGCGAGGCATAAGGGCGACCTCATCGAAGAGGACTCCCGCCAGAGTAATGCCCTGAATAAGGGTGTAGCTGGATTCGTCCCGGCCTCCGAAGAGGTAGTAGGTATTAGAGCGATTGCCGATAGTGACGACCATTTTATTCTCGCTGCGGCGCTCAGTAACCTCGAACATACCCTCAAGCCATGTGGGAATATGTACGATAACGTTACGCCGGAGCGCTTCAATCGTGCGGCCGCAGATAGCAAAGTTCTGTTTATCGAAGCTCGCCATGCTCCACATGATAAAGCCGATAGCCATTGAGACCGTCTTGCCGGAACGGATTGACCCGTCGCAGATAAGGCCGTCTCTATTCTGATGTTCCGGTTTCGTCCACCAGAAGAGGGTCGCATTCTGCCGAGGACTGAAGCTCTGGTATTGCACTCAGGTCAACCTCCTTTCCAGCAGCACGAATCGCCTCGAAGAAGTTGGTCTCCTTCGCGTCGGACGACTTAATCGCCTCGTTAGCTGTGTATTTGTCAATGACGATACCCATAGCGGTTGCAAGCTGATTGACCGTCGCAGCGGCGAGCTTGTCTTCATCGCCCATAGCCGCAAGCAGCTTGTCAATCAGTCCGCAAACGTCATTTTTCTTAGAATCCATAAAGGCCAGAATGCTTGCCGTATTCTCAGCCTTTTTTTGTGCGACCTTTTGCGTTAGCGTTGTGTCGCTTTTCAAAACGCGCTGAATCGTAGTCGTAGAGACGCCGTATTTCGCGGCCAATGCTCGAATGCTCGAGCCGTTCACCGATTCAGCTATAATCTTTTTCCGTTGCTTATCGGTCAGCTTAGCCACGTTCGTCCCTCCCTCGTTAGTTGTCGCTAACCTCCATTCATAATAATAGACGGAGCACTGCACCGGAGGCCCGCGCAGTGCTCCGCCCGCGATACCGGAAGTCCCGATAACGCAGAAAAAGCCGGACTCTTCATCCGACTTTTTCATCATATATTATATCGCATGTTCGGCGTGAATTAACGCGCTTTCGGTAAAAATTGTGAGAGCTTTTTTATGAAGAGTCATCGTCCAGCGGAAAGTGATGTCAAGTCGTACCGCAATTTCCTCCCACTTGAGGTACTTAAGATACCTCATCTCTAACAGAGCGTTAAGGGTAGGGTCAGTAACCGCCTGATTGATGGCTCTGCCGATTTCAAGCTCAATAGCCGCAAGCTCATAAATCTCCGCCTTGATTTCTGACTGCAAATCGACGATAGCGCAAGCGGCGTCCTCGACCTTCTTCGACGGGGTAGAAGAGAACGAGGCGACCGGCTTAATCTCAGCCGTGATAGATTCAGCTCTGCGAATCCACTCGTCGATACGCTCCTCCTTAACCTTTATTCGTTCTCTGGACCTATATCCTCTGTTGAGGAAGTCCTTTGCTTCTTGTAGCGTCATTTTGATACCTCCTTGATTCTGGCTTTCAAAGCCTCGAGGCAAGCGTTCTGCCTTACCTCCTTCGGCGCGAGTATGTTGTCTAAGACACGGTAATCATAGGTGTCCTTCATCAGGATATGGTGAATCAGGACCGTTTTCTTTTGCCCCGGACGGTGCAGCCGCTTATTTGCCTGCTGGTAAAGCTCAAGACTGGTAGGAAGTCCGTACCATATCGCAATATGGCCTCCCGCCTGCAAGTTCAGGCCGTGACCCGCGCTCGCGGGGTGGGCGAGCATAATCGGAATCTTGCCCTCGTTCCAGCGGACGACCGCCCCGTCGTCTTTAATGTCTACCGCTTCCGTGTATCGCTCCATAATTCTGTCGCGCTCATGCCGAAAGGCGTAGAACACCAAAACGGGTTGACCGTTCGCTTCTTCGATAAGCTGGTCTAATGCCTCGAGCTTGCAATCGTGCAGGACCTTGACGTTACCGTTTTCGTCATAAGCTGCGCCGCCCACAGCCTGCAAGAGCTTATTCGTCAAGACCGCCGCGGTCGGCGCGTCGATGTCGCCGTCAGCGAACGGGAGAAGAGTGTCTCGCTCAAGAGTCTTATAAAGCTCCATCGCCTCTGGGGTAAGCTCGAACTCACGACGGAGAAAAAGTCTGTCCGGTAACTGCAAATAGTCCGCCGCGTTCATACTGATACAGAGCTTGCCGATTTTCTCATAAATAAGCTCCTCCGCGCCGTCTTTCGGTTTCCATGAGAAAATGGTCGTGGCGTTCCGCTTGTCCGGGACGAAGTAGGTATCGCGGTAGCCCGTCAGGGTTTTGCCGAGAGCCTTGCCCTCGTCGAGTAAGTACATCTCCGGCCATAGGTCAAGCAGTCCATTCGGCGAAGGCGTGCCGGTAAGGCCGACAATCCGCTTGATATACTTCCGCACCTTTTTCAGAGCCCGGAAGCGCTGCGCCTTACTGGACTTGAAGCTCGAGAGCTCATCAATTATAACCATATCGAAAGGCCACTTGCTTTTGAAGTAGTCGACAAGCCAGACGACATTCTCGCGGTTAACGATATAAATATCCGCTTCCCGCTCGCAAGCCGCGATACGCTCGGCCTTCGACCCGAGAATCAGCGAGAGCTTCAGGTGTTTCAGGTGGTCCCACTTCTTGACCTCTGGCGGCCACGTTTCCTTTGCCGGTTTCAGCGGGGCGATAACAAGGACCTTGCTCACGGCGAAATAGTCGTTTAAGAGCTTATCCGCCGCGCTCAGGCTCGTTACCGTTTTTCCCATACCCATATCCAGTAAGAGCCCCGCCTCGGGGTTATTGAGAATGAACTTCTCCGCGAAGTCCTGATAATAGTAAGGTTTATATTCCATCGGCTTTTAGCCTCGCTTTCAAATCCTCCATATCGGAGATACGCCAAACGGTGCAGCCGAGCCCCTCTAATGTCGCGATGACCTTTTTCTGCCTGATACTCAAACCGTCACTCAGCCCCGGCCGCTTGACCTCTATAAAAATTATTCGTCCCCCCGGCAATATCGCGATTCTGTCAGGCACCCCCGGAGCTCCCGGAGACACCCACTTGTACGCTTTACCGCCGAGGGACTTGATATACTCACAGAGCTTTCGCTCAAAAGTGCTTTCATACATAAAATCCCTCCTTCAGGTAGTCGAGTAGTCCGTGTAACAAAGATTCCCTATATATACATGTAATGCGAGGGGGCGACGGGATTGCGTCGAGTGTCCCTTTACTTTTTCAAAAAATGTTTTTAAGATTTTTCGACTACCAGTACTACCAAGTAGCCAAAAGCATTGATATATAAGGCTTTTTCGAGGTAGCAGAGTAGGTAGCACTTTGTTGCAAGTAGTTCTCAAAGTGCTACCTTTGTTGCAAGCGCGCTTGTACGACCTACCCTCTAACGAAAAAAGTTGGCCTTTCAAGTGCTACCTTTGCTACCTCAGACCTCTTTCACGAAGCCCCTCTGCCTGCCGTAAATTGCTCCGCAGTTGACGGAGGTGGACAACCGCCAGCCCGGAATCATGCGCAGGAGCCCGATAATCTCGCGAGCCTGCGTCTGCGAATAGCTCTTCGGGTCACCCTTGAAAAGCTCCTGCCAGACTTCAAGCGCGCAGACCTTCGTTCTCGGTACGGTACCGTTACGCTCCTCGCCGAAGCCGCCGCTCCAGAACATGAGCCGCTTTTCGAGGTCCCAGTCGTCCCAGCCCTCAGGCAACAGGACTTCAAGGAAGTTCTCGATAAGACCGAGTTTGCCGTTCGCCTCGGTGTGGTCAGCCTGCACCTTACGTGCCATCTCTTCGACCGCGCCGTCAAGGTACCAAGTCTCGCCGGCCTCGTAGTAGGTCACGGCCTCGGCCCATATCTGGTCCACGATAGAAGCGGTCAGCTTGTCCCCGAGAGTCTTGCCTGCGTCGGTAACGACGACCGGCCAGAAGCGGCGAGCGCCGGTAGGGTCTCTCAGGAACTCCTCGTCGTTCGTGGTACCGAAGAAGGCGCATTGCCTCGGGTGGCATTGCGTGCGGCGAGCGTACGCCGCGCGGTAGTTGTCCTCTTGTTTAGAGACGAACTGCTTAATCTGCTCAACCTCGGCTTTACGAGTCGCGGCCATTTCAGAGAGCTCGATAATCCAAAAACCTTGAAGCTGTTCGTAAGCGTCCTTGCCGGACATGGTATAGAGCGAGTCCGAAAACCACTCTTTGCCGAGCTTCTTCAAGGTCGTGCTCTTGCGGCAGCCCTGAGGACCGATAAGGACGAGCATGTGGTCGTGCTTGCAGCCGGGAGATAAGATTCTCGCGGCCGCGCCGATAAGAGCCTTGCGGGTTACCGTTCTCGTATACCGGGAGTCCTCGGCACCGAGGTAGTCTATGAAGAGCGTCTCGCAGCGTTTCTCGCCGTCCCAGATAAGGCTCCGCAGGTACTCGCGTACCGGGTGCCTCGTGATGTCGGCGAGCGCAAGGTCGACGCCTTCCCGGGTCTTCGGCATGGAGTCGATTTTGTAGTCCTTCTCAAGGACATTGTGAACGCCGGCGTCGTCGGTGTCGTCCCACGAGCGAGGCTTTGCGTCAGCCTTTCTCCAAGGAAGGTCCCCGCAGACCATAGGCCGCTCCATGAACTCATCCCAGTAGAAGGTCCCCTTAAAGCGAGGGTCATTCTTCACGATGATACGGATATTCTCGACCGTGGTCGCCGCGTGTCCTGTCTTCGGATTTACCTCAAGCTGAGAGACCCAGTTCATATCAGGGGCCTCGTCGCCTTCGCCGAAGAGCTGAACGATGTAGTCGAGCTGCTTGCTTTGCAGTTCCTTTATAACGCTCTCGCAGTTGGTCTCAATCCACTTACACATATTCTTATAGGAAGGAAGATTGTTCGCCGCGGTGTTCGCGGGTTTCCCTTCGTCGTCCTTACCGAACATGTGAATGCGGACAAGGTCGAACGCGTTGCAGAGCTTACCGCAAGTCGGGTCTGTGCTGTGGTGGCTGTACGCAAAGCGGCCGTCTTCGTAGATAACAAGACCGCCAGAGGTCGAGCCGCCCTTGTAGGTATAGCGACCGTTTTCACCCTTGATGTAGACGTCAGGCAGGAAAGCCTCGATTGCGTCCTCGACGGAGTACGTGCGGCAGAACGCGCCTACAATACCGTCTTTTGCGGTCGGGTCGCCTTGTTTGTCAGCGAGGCGCCGAATCGTGCCGGACTTCCTGCTCGATACGGGCCACTGAGTCGGGTCTTTCCAGTCTGCGTACCTCGCGAGCTGTTCGTCAGCGTCCAGCCACGGACCGTCCTGCACCTCGTAGCGGAACTCGCCGTCAGAGGAAGCGCTCGCCCAGTACATGAGCCGATGAGGCTCATAGGTGGTATCGTCGCACATGTCAATACCGATGTCGCCTGCAATCCTGCGGGCGATAGCCTCATACTCCTCAGGAGACACAGGCCTCGAGAGAGGAAGCACAAGACGAAGCCTCGGAGCTTTCGCCGTATGACTATGCGTGCTGTAGAGCACCGCAGCGCAGCCCAGAATCAGCTCGACCGTAGGCCAAGGGTCTTCGCCAGCCGTGATAGAGTCCATGTCGAGGGTGATAAGCCGACGCTGTAAAACGGCGTCGATTTTGCGGCGGCCGCCTTTCAGAGTACCGCCGACAAAGCCGCCGACGTCCTTCGCGTTGTCGCGCTCTTCCTTCGGCATACGGAAGTACTCTTGCTGGGTCTCCTGCGTCCGGGTCACACGGCCGAGCTTATCAACGAACTCAGACCAGAGCATTTCTTTAGTTTTCCAGCTTGCCGAACGCCGCGAGCTACCCGTCGCAATCGTTATCAAGCCGTCGTATTGAAGAGTCGGCATTAAAAGGTACCGGCTCTCGTTACTACTCTCGTGATACCCGCGTTCTTAATCATGCGGTCGCAGATATTACACGGAGCGGGGTCAATGGTTTCATCGAGGCATGCGAGGTAAAGGGTAGCACCCCGCATTGACCGCCTCGGCGCACTGATAATCGCATTCTGCTCAGCGTGAACGGCGACGCAGGTCCCGTACTGGTCCCCGTGGCGGGCCGCGTGCTCGTCGATAGGAGTGGAATGCTCTCGGCAATAGCACTTCCCGACATCGCAGCAGTTGACCTCGCCTCTCGGCGCACCGTTGTAGCCGGTCGCGATGATTTCGTCGTCTGCGACAATCACGGCCCCATACTGCCTGCGAAGGCAGGTAGAACGGGCCGCGACGGCTTTTGCGATATTCAGATAGTAGTTGTCTTTGTCTATTCTCATTCAGTCTCACCGTCCCGATTCCAAGATTCGATGTCGACGCCGATTTCCTTCAGCTTGTAGGTGTTGAGCCAGATATTGTCGTCCTCGTCCATTTCATACCTTTTAATGAGGTCGAAATACTCGGCCTTGAAACGGTCGTAAAACCGTCTCAGCCGTTTCTCACCGAAGCCATACTGCGCGTGTAGCTGCCAAAGTATAATGGCATCAATTTCGTTCGCATGCTTACGGCTGTACTCTGCAAGCTGTCTCTGGATTTCGAGATTCATAGCCTTGCGCTCGGCGGCGGTAAAGTCAGCGCCGTAAACTTTACCGCCCGCCTTTTTTACCCGCACGACTATCTTCCGCTGCTGCCGAAGGCCCCAGACCCTCGAGCAGCGCCCTCGTCATAGGTGAACTCAGGGATAACGACCGGCATAATCACGAGCTGGCCGATACGGTCGCCCTTCTTGATGTCGTAGCCGTCGCCTCCGACATTCGAGACGATAGCGTGGACCTCTCCGCGATACCCGGAGTCGATGGGCGGAAGCTCGCACACGATACCGCGAGCGCTCAGGCTGCTGCGAGGAAATATGTACCCCACGTAGCCGTCAGGCAGTTCCAGACCGAAGCCGAGAGGCAGCTTGTAGACCTGCCCCGGGTAGATGGTCTGGTCTCTGGGGCTGAACACATCCGCGCCGGCGTCGTTGTCATGCGCCCGTACAGGAGCCGGGCCATTGAAGTCAATCAGCTTAATTTTCATCTCGCACCTCCATACAGAGCGGAAAATCCCGCTCGAGAATATCGTGCGGCGTAAGGTCAGACGTCAGCGGAGCACCGCACGCCATCTTACCTTCGAGGCACTTGCCCTTCATGCAGAAGGGGCCAGTCGTTTCAGGTGAAAAGAGAGCCGGAGCCAGCTCGTAAAGCTCTTCCCAAAGGCGGAGCATAACGTAACGGGTCTCGGCGGTATTGCGCCGGCAAGTTCTCTGGCTTATCATGTGCTTCCACTGATAAGGCGTTGCGCTGATAATCAAAACGTTTCTCAGACCCTGCGGTGCCAGATAGCCGGTGGAGTCATTATCCACGCCGTACTCGACAAGGAGCTTGTACTTCCGCATAGCGTCCTGACACTGGGAGAGGTAGGAGAAACGCATTTGACTGTCAAGCAGTTCGTAAGGGACAACGAAGTCGGCCTCGTTCGAGTAGTCGCTGTACTGCAGCGACGCGGACATGAACTTGACCTCGTTCTGGTGCCTCGTAATCTGAGCGAGGAATCTCCTTGACGCTCCGACAATTACGGCGTTGATGACCGCGAACTTCTGAATTGTAGGGTGCGGAAGCTGGGTCATAACCTTAGCCGTTTTCTCGGTGTACTCTTTATCGTAGAGAGCGAGGAAGTCGGAGAGGTCTTTGACCGTATGCCCGCGCTGCGTCAAGCGCGCGGCGCAGACCATCATCTTCTCAGCCTCGCTGATTGCGGTCGGATTGAGGACCGCGACCTTGATTTTATCCATTGCCGTTCGCCTCCTCTTCGACTAAAGCCTTAAGCAGGAGCAGGTAGTTAATGCTGTCCGTGATTTTCTCGGTCCAGTGGTCAAGAGAGTAGCTGCGGCCGTCGGTACACATATCCGAGATAGAGACGAGGTGCTTTGTCAGCATACCGAGCAGAGCCTCTTTCGGGGTGCCGTCGATAATCGCAGCAGCCTTCTTGAAGTGCGCGAGGCGGTCGATATTACTCTCGTCTACGGCGTCAGGGGCGTACTCGTGGCCCTTGCCGGTAAGCAGGTGCTCGCAGACAAGAAGCTGCTCTTTGACGACCTTATTAAATACGTCTATCTTCATAGCGGTTAGTCCTTTCTATAGTATTCACACTCATAGGCGTCAGCCTTGAGCGGTAAGCCGGTCGCCCACTCAATGGGCTCCGACATGATTTTGCTGATTTCCTCGGCAGAGCTTACGCCGATAGGTACCTCGCAGATAACCTCGTCGTGAACATGGAACACAACCGGAAAACCGGCTCGCTCCAGACGGTCAATGGCGACCGCAAGGCAGTCCCGAGCCGTAGCCTGAACGATGTTCTCCACGAGCTTCGGACCGTAAGACTCGATACGACCCCAGCCGCCCGAGGACTGAATTGTGCCCTCATAGGTGATACTGTCGTCGTCGATTCTGGGCTTTACGTAGCTCAGCTCGCGGCCGTTCGGAAGTCTCAGCTTGAGAAGAGGTCCTTGCTTGTAGAAGCCCATGCCGAAAGGCAGTTTAGTAGGAGCTTTCGTCTGAATGGTCCTACGTGCGGCTGCGTCCGTGTCCCACCACAACTTAGTGATGGCAGGGTTTGCGGCACGCCAGCTATTGACAAGCGGTTTCAGCTCAGACTCTTCAAGCCCCATCTCGAGAGCACCCATAGATTTCAGAGCGCCGATGCTGCCGCCGTAGCCGAGCGCAAGCTCAGCGATTTTTCCTTTCTGCCGCATAGGGTCGCCTTTCTTGACGGAGCCCTTCGGAAGGTGAAACATCTGCTCGGCGGAAGCCTCGTAGATTTTGCCGTGGGTCTTGAAAACCTCCATACGCCACTCTTCGCTTGCGAGCCATGCGATAACGCGGGCCTCAATAGCGGAGAAGTCAGACACGATGAAGCGGTAGCCGGGTCTCGGGATAAAGGCCGTGCGGATAAGCTGCGAGAGGGTCCCGGAAATGTCGTCGAAGAGCATTTCAAGAGTCTCAAGGTCTCCGGCCTCGACGAGCTGTCTCGCGGTATCGAGGTCGCGGTCCGGCATTTTGTTCTGGGGTAAGTTCTGCATTTGCACGAGGCGACCAGCCCATCGACCGGTACGCGCCGCGCCGTAGAACTGAGTCAGACCTCGAATGCGTCCGTCCGGGCAAGCCGTTCGGAGCATGGCGTTGTATTTTTCAGTTGAGGTCTTTGCAAGACCTGCCCTGATGTCGAGCATACGGTCCACCGCGTCGCAGTCGGCGTCAGCTCTTACACCGGCGATACTCTTCTTGTTGAGGCTCTCGACCTCAATACCTGCGGTGTCCTCAATCCAGCTCTTAAGCTGCGCGGTGCTCTTCGGGTTTTCAAGGCCCGTAAGCTCTTTAGCCTGCTCGAGAAGTCTCGCCTTGATAACGGCGTCAATCTCGACCGCGTGTTCCGCGAGGTTAAGGTCTACGCCGACGCCGCGGTCGTTGATATGCTGGTCGTGAATCCAGAGAGGCTGTTCCTTCTCATATATCGGGAAGCGAGAGAGCTTCTGCCGGATAGCCCGCTCCGAGACGACGTCCTGACGGTTGTACTCAACGTAGATAGCCCAGCGGTCAGGGTCATGCTCAGGAAGGTTGCGAGTCCGGTTGCCGTTCGTCTTCGTAGGCTTGCAAGGTATCGAGAAGTAACGGATAAGCGCCCGGCCGGTCTTAGACTTCTGCTTGTCTTCGGGAAGTCCGATAACTTCGCCGACAGCCTCCAAGCTACCGGGCAGGCCCAGCTCTCGGGCCATGACTGCGGTGCAGCTCCATTGCTCGGGCGGTGTCACGCGGCCCATAAACGCGCTCAGGCAAGTCCGTTCAAAAGACGCATTGAATGCTGTCTTCAGGATTTCGGGGTCATACAGAGCGTTCTGGAGCTCCTCAGGCAGGCTCTCGCCTCTTGCGAGGTCGATAACCTCGACCGGACCGTCGTCCCAAGCGTACCCGAAGAGAAGAATCTCAAAATCGGGGCTCTGGGCATAGGCGTAAACGCCGCACTTTTGCAGAGAGACCGAGCTGTAGGTCTCTATATCGATTGCTAATGTTCTCATATTGCCTCCTTCCTCCGGACGGCGTTCGCCTCAGCAAATCCGAGACGAACGCGCCGGAGCATACCCTTAACCGAGGAGGTCGTCGTTCTCGTCCTCGTCTTCCCAGCCGTCGTCCCAATCGGAGTCCGTAACAACGCCGCCGCCCAGAGGCTCGCCGTCGTAGAGCTTCATAATACCGTTGAGGCCGGCAGAGATACCCTTGTTGCCCTGCGTGTCATACACGTAGAAGTTGATGATTGCGCGGCCGTAGCAGCCGGAGTAGAGCTCCTGCGGGTCAGTCAGCGGGGTCTTGTCCGCGTGGACCAGAACGGGCTTGTTGTTGGAGCTGACGGTGATAACGTAGCAGCCCTTGCACTCCTCGCCGAACTCGCCGCCGTTCGGGCGCTCGCCGTCGCCGTCGTGCAGCGTGCTCTTGAGGTTGGCAGGCAGCTTCTTGCCGCTGTTGCTTGCCATGAACTTCTGCTTAGCCTCGTCCATAGCGGCCTTGATTTTCTGCATGGTGGCCTTGTCGCTCTTCGGAATCAGGAGGGTAACGCTGTACTTCGGCGTAGCGCCTTCCTGAACGGCGCGAGGGGTGAAGAGGTTGCAGTAGGAAAAACGGACCTTACCAGTAGTGATTTGAGTAGACATAGTATCAATCTCCTTTAATATAAATAGTTTTCATCTGAACGCCGTACTCGACGGCGAGCTCATGTGAGTCAAAATAGATGTCGATAACATTTCCCTTAACGGCGCTTCCCGTATCTTCGGCTATGTACTCGTGGCCGTCGATAATGAGGACCGTTCCGAGAGGTATCACATCGGGGTCGACCGAGACCGTGCGGTCTGCAATCGGAATCGTGCCGCTCTTTGTTCGCTGCACGTAATCGGTACCGACCCGAGAAGGGTGTTCCGCGCTCCAGATACCGCAGCACTTAACGCAAGTGCAATAGGCGGTAGTCTTAAACTCGCCGAGCTCGATAAGCTCAGGCTCCGGAGCGGTGGTCTCGGTAATCGGCTCAGGAGCTTCTACCCGGACGGGCGAAGTCTCAGGCTCATCAGGAACGGAAGCGCTCGGTCTCGTAACGAACGAGATAATCAAGGCGACAATGAGCGCCAGAATGAGGAGCCACTGGATTTTGATAAGGCGGATTCTCGCCCGCGTTCTGCGTCTTGCCGCTTCCGTCATAACGAGACCTCCTTACTTATCGAACTCAGCGAGAAGCTGTTCTTCGGGCTTAAACTCGGGGCGCTTGTCCTTCGCAGGAGCCAGAGTAGGCTTGCCTTGAGGCTTGACGATAAGCTCGCCGAGCGTTTCCGCCACGGCCTTCTTACCGAAGTCCTTCTCCATCTGAGTCAGGGTAATCAGCTTGCGCTCGTAGAGCAGACTCTCGTCGTAGCCGGCGGACTTCATAGCCTCAACGACTTTCAGCTCGTCCGCAAACTTGCGATTGCTGCGGCCCTCGACCATCTTCCAGCCGGTAACGGGCTGACCGCTGAGCAGAGTAGAGGACACAAGGCCCTCAAGGTCTGCGAGCCACGACTGAATGTCCGCGGCCTTTTCAAGAATCGCACCCGCCTCTTCAGGAGTCAGGAGCATAGCGTCCGGGGCCTCGTCGAAGAGCTTGAGATTCTTGTCGGCCCTCGCTTTGCACTGGGCTTTTGCCCGGCAGAACTTGCAGGCCTCCTCGGACGGGGCGAACTCGCCTTCGCCCTTGTAGGCCAGCTTAGCGCGTGGCTTGACATACTTCTCAGCCCACTCAAGCAGCTCCTTGACGGTGATTTCATCGGAACTCTGAACGCCCGAGAGACGCGGCTGGAAAATTGTCATGCGAACGGAGTCAATGTCGAAAAGTGTGTTGTACTTGAGAAGCGCGCCGAGGGCATAGAGCTTCATCTGAGGGTTACCGGTCGCCTCGACACGGACACCCTTACCATACTTAAAGTCCACGATTTCAAGGACCTTGTCAGCGACGATGATACAGTCGCCAGTACCGAAGCCGTCCTTGACGTACTTCGAGAAGTCGACTCTTACCTCAAGCTCGGTAAACGCGTCCTCGCAAGACTCCTGCGCAGTTTTGGTCTTTTCAGCGACAAATCTTGCGTAATCATTTGCGCATTCCTGCATTTCAGCGTTGTAGTAAGGGCCTTTCGCCAATTCGTCACGACGATTCTCGAAGTCCATCTCGGAGACCTCGCCGAGGAAGTAGCGGGCAGTCAGCTCGCAGAGCTCATGCGCGGCGGTACCCTCTTCGGCGTACTCGCTCGTAGTCTGCGGAAATTGAAGCTCAAGCAGCGCGCTCGGCGTGCACTCGAGCCAGCGGTGAGCGCCGCTTGCGGAAAGTAGTGCGTGCTTAGCCATTGACGCTCACCAGCTCTTTCATAAGCGCCGGATAGTCTTCCGTGCGACTGTCGAAGTCGGAGAGCTTCTTGCAACCGAACTTCGCAAAGATGTCAGCGAGTTCTTTCTGCTTGCCGGCTTTGGAGAGCTTCAGGGCGACGGCGCGGATGTCGGTCTTCGTGATAGGCTTGTCCTCAGTCTTCGGAGATTCATCCTTAGGAGCAGAAGCAGGCGCCTCGGTCTTAGGAGCCTCAGCTACAGGCTCGACGGGCTTTTCCGAAGGGGAATCGAACATACTTACCTGACCGGGAATCTCGGTATCAGGACGCGTTGACCGCAGCGCTTAGTCGGTCAAGCATAAGATTCTCTCTTGCAAGAGCGGTTTCGGCGAGCGTCGGCCGCATTTTTGTCTTTTAGGACAAATCGGCGGCAAAAAAAATTGCGTTCGCCGTGGGCGGGTCAAGGTGTAATAGGTCCTTGCAAATCTGCACTTCAGGTACCGTGAAGGCAGTCTCGCCCTTAATTTTGCGGTAAGCATTTCTTACGCTCCAGCCTTGCGCGTCCGCAAGGTCCTTCGCGTTTACGCCATTCAAGACCATGTGGGCTTGAAGCAATCGAGTGTTAATCATACAATATGTTGCCTCCTTTCATCAGAGTAACCACAGTGCGCTGTGTTTTGTCTTAAAGGACAAAGTCATTATAGCGCGCTTTGTGGAGTTTGTAAATAGCCTTTTGGAAAAAATTTTCCCGTTCTGGACAAAAACTGTTCCCTTTGCGACAAATACATGCTATAATAAGACGCAGAGGTGATTAAAATGACGTTAGGCGATAGAATACATTATCTCAGAACAGAGAAAGGGTACACTCTGCAGGAGCTCGGCGATATGGTCGGCGTCGGCGCGAGCACGGTCCGCAAATGGGAAACGGGCTACATTAAAACACTTCGTACCGATAAAATGCAGAAGCTCTCGAACGCTCTCGGAACGTCGGTCGACTACCTGATGGGCTGGACCGATAACAGCGTAAACGTCGGAACGGTGGGGACCAATAACGGCGTCATAGGTCAGAACTCCGGTGAGATTCACTTAGAGCAGCAGCGCTCCAAAGAGGAAGCGGAGCTTCTGCGCATTTTCTCCGGGCTCGATGTCAAGCGACGTATGGAGCTGCTTATGACAGCTATTCGCTTAGACGAGGAGCAGAATCAATGAACGCGTGGAGCAGAGAGGACATAATTATCGCCTATGCCCTTTACTGCGTTACTCCTCTCGGGAAAATCAATCCCAGCAACAAAGTCATTCAGCAGGTCGCCGAGATTATTCCTCACTCAGTCGCTTCTATCGTAATGCGCATGCGGAACTTCCGGTACATAGACCCGAAGGTTTCCTCAGGACTCAAGAACGTAGCGAAGGCGGACCGAATGATTTACGAGGAGTTCAAACACGACTGGGGCTCTCTGAGTCTCGAGGCGGAGACCTTGACCGGTCTCGCTATCTTTGACTCTTCGCCTTTGCAAGGAGCAAAGCCGCTTTCGTCTCTGACGAATCACGGAAGAGTATCGCGGGAACGACATTTCTTCAAGCAGGCGGTGCTCGCGGCTTACGACAACCGGTGCTTTATATCCGGCTGCGCGCTGCCGCAAATGCTCGTTGCAAGTCATATAAAACCGTACTCGCAATGCCGAAGCGAGGCGGACCGGGTCAGCCCCGACAACGGGATTTGCCTCAATACTTTTTATGATAAAGCCTTCGACCGAGGCCTTATAACTATCACTCCTTCCATGAAAATCTATGTTTCTCCGATAATTTTGGATAGCCCTCAGGACGCTTTTACAGCCCGCTGGCTGGCCTCTCTTGACGGAATGGTTTTACCCCCCCCCCCGATTTCCGCCGCGTAGAGAGCTTCTGGAGTACCACAACGACGAAATTTTTAGGAGGGTCACATGAATACAGTAATCTATGCTCGGTATTCTGCCGGCCCGAGACAGACCGACCAGAGTATCGAGGGGCAGCTTAGAGTCTGCACCGACTTTTGTAAGCAACGAGGGCTTACCGTTATCGACACATACTGCGACCGTCATATCTCAGGGCGGACGGACGAGCGGCCGGAGTTCCAAAGGCTCATTGCGGACGCCAAGCGCAAGAAGTTCGAGGCGGTGGTCGTCTATAAGACGGACCGCTTTGCCCGGAACAAATACGACAGCGCCGTTTATAAGCGGGAGCTCAAGAGGAACGGAATCCAAATCTTTTATGCTGCCGAAGCGATACCGGACGGACCCGAGGGCATTATCCTTGAGAGTCTTATGGAAGGCCTCGCGGAATACTACTCGGCAGAGCTCGCTCAGAAAATTAAGCGGGGAATGCACGAGAGCGCTTTGAAGTGCCAGAGCACCGGAAGCGGGAGACCGCTCGGGTATCGGGTCGACGAGCAGAAGCGCTTCCAGATAGACCCAGAATCAGCCCAGACCGTTCAAACGATTTTTGAGCAGTATATTAAGGGCGAATCAAATGCGGCCATCTGTGAGCTCCTGAACAGCCGTGGACTGCGTACCGCTCAAGGCAAGCCCTTTAACAAGAACAGTATCAACCGAATTATTAAAAACCGAAAGTACATCGGCGAGTACCGGTACCATGATATAGTCGTCGAAGGCGGCATGCCTGCGATTATCTCAAAAGATACCTTTAACCTTGCTCAGGCCGAAATGGAGCGCAGGCGCACTCGCAAGGCCCCGAAGTCGCCAAAAGCCGAATACCTTTTAGCCGGTCGGCTCTTCTGCGGTCATTGCAAAGGACCAATGCAGGGAGTCAGCGGCACGGGCAAGAGCGGGAACAAGTGGTACTACTATTATTGCGGGAATACTCGCGGCAAGAATAAGACTTGCGATAAGAAGCAGGTCTCACGCGACCGCCTCGAGCGTGCCGTTGTGGACTTCACTGTCCGCTATATCCTTCAAGAGGAAGTTCTCGAAGAGCTTGCGAGGAAGGTACACGCGGCGCAAGAGCGCCAAAACGATACCGCCTCGGAGATTGCCTTTTACGAGAAGAAGCTGGCGGACAATAAGAAGTCTATCGCGAACGTGCTGCGAGCCATTGAGTCAGGAGCGGCGACGCAGACCTTGCCTGCGCGCCTGCAGGAACTCGAGAACGAGCAAGCGGTCATTCTGGGCGAGCTCAGCTTCCTCAAGGGCAAGCGCCTCGCGTTTACCGAGGACCAGATTCTCTTTGCACTGATGAAACACCTTGAGCCATACCCGGGAGAGTCCGAGCAGGACTACCGTCGGAGAATCATCTCTGACTTTGTTTCAGAGGTCTACCTATATGACAACCGGCTTCTTATCTACTTCAATATCAGTAGCGAAGACGGAAAACTCAAGTCCGCAGACCTCTCAAACATTGAGGGCGGCGAGTTCGACGAGGGACTCATTAGCTCCACCAATTTAATCGCAGGTCGAACCCCTGAGGTAACGATAGTCGTCTTGCCTTACGGTTTCGTACTTGCGACCCAGATTAAGGATAGGCTTTGAGCCTGTCCTTTTTCTTTTGGTAGTCGGTAGTCCGTTTTAACGAATTTTCCTTATATATACGTGTAATACGAGGGAGCGACGAGATTGCGCTTTGAGTCCCTTTACTTTTTGGAAAAATCTTTTCAGTTTTTACGAACTACCAGTACTACCAGATAGCCAAAAGCCTTACAAATCAAGGACTTTCTTCGGTAGCAGGCTCAGTAGCAGAGGGCTCGGGCTCGACTACCTCGACTGCTACGGAGACCCGCAGGAGCTGTCCTTCAGGGACGAAGGCCTTGATTTGCTTTACAAAGCTTGCCGCGTTGAAGGCTCCGGAGAAGCAGAACGAGAAGTTCTCCAAAGTTATTTTTTTTGTCGGCGCGTTCGCGCTGATACCGTAGTCCTCTCGGAATCTCTCGAGGTCGTCCTTCGTAGGCTGAAAACCTCGCTTGAAGGAAAAGCCTCTCTTGCTCAGGTAGACGCCGACCGCGCCGGCGTTCGCGCCCATAAGCTCGGCAAGCGCCGAAGGGCCGACGCGGTACTTGTCAACGATGTTCTGCACATAGCTCTTCTGCAAGCCCTCAGGAAGGGCTTTGAACTCTGCGTAGGTGATACGCTTTTTCAGGTTGAGCGTGTAGGTAGGACCGCTCATTTCTCTCATCTCCTTTGCCGTGTATTGCGGTGGGCGGCAACCGCTATGGCTGGCGCGCTTCTTAGCGCTCCGGGCCGTTATCGCCTTTTCTCGTACATCTTCTTTGAAGAGGTACTCTTCGTCTCTCATATAAACCTCCCCGGGCAAGCCCCAGACCTCCCGTATCGCGTTTTAGCTCAGGGGCTTTTAGATTTACCCTCTGAAAACTTTGAACGCGATACGGGCTGTTCTGGAGTCCTTTTAATCAGCCCTCTCCATAGCGACCTCGCAGATACCGCAAATGAGGCTGAGGTCGGCGGTCGTCTTAACTTCCTGCCCGCAGACCGGGCAAATGTAGCGGTGAGGCTTTTCGCGTTCGGCCTTTGCTTTCTCCTCAGGCATAACGCGGGCGAACGGGACCTCAAGCACGAAGCCGTTGTCCTCGAGGGTCTTCTTGAAGGCCTCGGTCGGATTTGTGTGGGAGAAGCCCACGGTACGGTCGTACCCGATTTCAAGGTCTCTCGCCTCAGCCTCGGCCTTGAAGGTCTTGTTGTGGTAGCGGCCCTTCTGGCAAGTGTCCTGAATCTCATTCACGAGGCAGTAAAGATGGACCATCTCGTGGCACATCGTCGCAGCCGTGTTAGCGGACGGGCGATTGAGGAACTCGGCGCCGATGTTGATTTCGTACTGGCCGTCATTCTCGCTCTTCCAAATCTTCTTAGTAGAGCAGTGGCCGTAAGCCTTAGGGGTGGACTGAACGGTGATGACCGGTTTCGGCAGCGCGTTGTCGAAGTAGACGCGATTCAGAATGTCGAACAAGCTCTCGAGCTTAGTCACGACGTCCGACATTTTCATGGGCTCGTCGTGGTTGACTTCAGGCTCAGCGGTCTCGGTCTCAGGCTCTTCGTAGAGCTTCCAGCGACGGTCATAGCTTGCGGCAGCCATGATACTCGGCTCAGCGTTAGGCTCGTCCACGGGGACGGAGTAAATCTTGCGATTCTCTTCGTCAATGCTCACGACCAGACGGACTTCGTTGGTCTCCTTGTTGATAATCTTCTTGTTAGCGATAATGCTCATGTCTTTCATTATGTTTGCCTCCTTTGTAATTCCCAGTGTTTTCCAACTGACAATTATATTTTACCGTGTTCAGTAGAAAAAGGGAGCGCGCAAAACTGCCGGGATTCTGCGAACTTTTTGTTGCAGTTCTACCGCTTTTGGTAAGTAGTTAGGTCTCGGACTGCGGCGTCAAACTTTTCAAGGACCATATCGAGGTCCGTTCCGTTAAAGCACGCAAAGCCTTCGTCAGCGTCAAAGATAGCTTGATTGAAGTCTTTGCGCCGTGCGTCATGGTGAGGGCTGTCCACGGTAAGGCGTTTAACGAAGGCCTTTCTCAGTTCCTCATACATCGCTTTCCTCCTTATCCGGTTTTGTCAGGTCCTCAGGCTGGCAGTCGAGAGCCTGTGCGAGCTTGAGAGCTGTCTTGAGCGTGATATTCTCAGGCTTGATAATACCGACCTCAATATCACGGATTTTCTGATAGCGGATTCCGCTGACTTTCGCCAGCTCGGTGCGGCTGTAGCCTTTCGCAAGCCGCAAATCTTTAAGTCCCAAAGTGTCGTTCTCCTTTCACCGCGGGGCACAAGGCCCCGCGGATTCATAGATTGATGATTAGATATAGAAGCCGAAGCAAACGCCGAAGGTGCAGCCGGCGCCGTTAAAGCTCGCGATGCCGTTGCTGTACACAGAGCAGAAGGCGTTGGAGCTGTACCCACAAGGAGAACGCTCCCACCAAAAGTTCGCATTTCCGTCCTCGTCGACCTTGATACGGTTGCGGCGGTCCTTGAAGTACTCAAACTGGAAGCCGCGGTCAGGGTCCTTCTCGGTCCAGTCATGCTCACCGAAGACCTCCATCTCGGAGAAGAGCCAGAGCTTGTCCTCCTCTTCGCCGAACTTGCGGGGCTTGATAGCCGCGACGAGCTCGTCGGGGAGTAATGCGATAACTTCCTCGTTGAGGTAGCGACGCATATCGCAGGCAAGCCAGCCGCCTTCGTTGGTCCAGTCCTTATTCATGTAGTGGTAGCCGAGCAGATTCTTCAGCCCGATAACGCCATCGTCCATGACGACGAACACGGCCTCGCGACCGTCCTTGAGAGTTTCGACGATTTCATCGCCGACCTTGAGCGCACCCGGATTCGCCCAGTTGAAGGCGCGGGTCTCTTTCGTTGTGATAGTTGCCATAATAAAAACCTCCTGAAAAATATATTTGCTTATAAGAGCGTTCTGCCCTTGAGAAGCCTTCTGATAGTCCACACATCGGAGCAGTACATCGGCGTAAACCAGTAGTTCTCCAATGAGTCATCCGAGCACATAGGCTCGGTAAGTGAATTGCCTACCTTGATATAACCGGCGACGCCGAGAAGCGAAAGTTGGATATAACACATATAGGCTACGGTGTAGTCAACGTCCTGCGCGGTTACGAGAATATGATTCTGCCAATTCAGACCCGCCTTGCTTATCTGCTTAGCTGCGGCATGAACGCCGGCAATCAGAGTAGCGCCGGCACCGCAAGCGCAGTCGTTAATTGAGATATAACCTTTCGCCTCGATAGTCGGCAGCACGTTGTCGCAAGTCATTTCAGCCATCATTCGGCAAACATCGTAGGGCGTAAAGAACTGTCCGCCGGAATCATTGCCGAGGTTAAGCGCCATGAAGATACTTCCGAGAAAGTCCTGCTCCGGATTCTTCTCGAGTGCAAGGACCACTTCCGCAGCGAGCTGAGGAAAAATCTCTTGCTCCTTCTTGTTGTACTTCTGAATCTGCTTGAGGTAGAGCTCCTCGCGCTTTTCAAAGTGGGACTTATCGACCGCGTTCGAGATAGCGCAAGCGTACATCGTAACGAAGTCCTGCCAGACCTCCCACGGAGTCCAGCGGTATGTAAGCTCCCGGAAGAGCTTTACAAAAGGTTGGTCGTCGGTTTTCCCGACTCTTTTTGCCATTGATTTGCCTCCTTTAATAAAGTAGTGTGTTAAAGTAATCAGCCCGAAAGAAACGCCCTTGCGGGCGAATCTTTCTCAGATGATATTGACCGCGTAAATGAGATAGTCGGTGAAGTCTGCCGTGCGGTAAAGGTACGGCGAGACCTGCTGCGGATGGTCGGAGCGGCTCTCGACAAATGCCTGTGCCTTTTCTAAAGTCGAGTAACCCTCCTGACTGACTTTCCCGAGGCTTGCTTCGGGAATCACTTGAACAATGTAAACTTTCATGTTGTTGCCTCCTTGTTTTTAATGTCAAGAGGTTACCTTTCGCAGCGCGCTTACCGCTTGAAGCTCGTGGGCTGGGTGGTGCTGTCCGCATTCTGTTTTATCCTCTTGACATTATTTATTATGCCGCGTTTTACTACTGATTTCGGGAGCGCGCAAAACAGCCGAGGTTTTGCGAACTTTCCGTTGCGGTTTTACCGCTTTCAGTCAATCGCGTCTACCTCGCCAGTTCTCATAGCGGCCAGAATCGCGTTGAGCTCGTTTGCGAGGAAGCGGTGGCACATACGCAGTTTCATGTCGAGCTCCTTCTTCGTGTACTTGCGGTCGACAGCTTTAAGGTAGTCGTACCACGGGGAAAAGTCCGGGTCGAAGAGCAGGCAGTGAGTCTCGTCATAGCAAAGCTCGAATACCTTCTTTACCTCAAAGCATTTGCTGAAATGCTCTGCTGACCGGCGAGCGGTCCAGTTTGTAGCCTTTACGGCGTCCGCGCACCGCTGCAAGGCGGAGTAGCTGTAGCAAGCGCGTTGGAAATTCATAGAATCGTTACCTCCTTAGGGTTTACTTTCTCGCCTGAACGCGATATAATATATAAACACTCTCGAACTCAGCCGGTCTTGCGACCGG